GATGCAGTAAAATTACTAGTAGCATACTCAGTTAACCCTTCTGCATCAAGTTCACGAGTAATTCTATTTTCTGCTCTAGTAATAAAACTTTGAGTTGCAGCTACAAAATCTGTATCGTCATTTTCAAGAATATCTTGAATCTGTGCAGATAGAGTAGCAAAAGTCATCGTTGACATATTAAGCTGCCTTTCTTTCTATTGTCCAAGTAGGAGCCGCTCCTCCTGCTTCTCTACTCCAAAGACCAAACCCTGATTTACTATTTACTATAAAGGTTGCTGATTGACCTGTAATAGTAAAGTTTGCATCTCCAGTTACACTTAAAGTTCCATTTGCATATGTAGCTTGTTGTCCAGTAATAGAAACATCTGCACCAATTCTTGCAGAAGGACTACCTACAGAAAACTTTGCTTGTACTCCTGTAAGAGAAGTTATAGCCCCTGCATCTGCAACTATTTCTCCTAATTGATATGTTCCTACTTGTCCTGTAGGCGTTACAGCCGCTCCTCCTGTTACACTAACAGTTCCTTGAGAAAATTCTGCTTGTTGTCCATTAGGAATAACTGTATGGTGAACATTAATTTGTGGAGGAGTAAGTGCATAAGTAGCTTGAAGTCCACTAACACTAGTAACCATATCTCCTGTAATAGAAGGAGAACCAAGCCCATAAGTAGCTACTTGCCCTGTTGGTTGTCCTGTTGCCCCTGCAAAGATTGATAAACTACCTTGACTAGCGGTAATCTGTTGTCCTGTAACAGTAGTGACAACATTAACAGTCCCATGACCATAGGAAAAGTAACCATATTCGTAATTACCCCAACCAATAGTCATAGTTATTTACTCCTTTAAGCTAAACGTACAATAGAAGTAGAAGCTCCGCTAGAAGGCATTTGAACTGTAAATGTACCATTAGTAGCAGTTTTATCCCCACCAAAATCAATAACGGCTACAGTCTTATTTGACTTAGTAGCATTATAGATAAGGCAACCACGAGCCGTAAAGGTAGCACTAGTCCAAGATACATTATTAAAATTAACAATGCCAACTGTACCATCAACCGTTACACTAGTTACTGTTACAACCTTACCACCAGTAGCATATCCATTACCATTAGCAACTTGACCTGATGTTATATAAACAGAAGTTCCATTACTTAATGAAGCTACACTAGTATAAAGGGCTATTTTAAATTCAGCACTAGTAAAGTCATGTAGTCCTTTCAAGCTGTCTTCTTTAAATTTAACAGCAATTCCAGATGAGATAGCCATTTTATTTTTCCTTTCTTTTTATTAGGACGATGTAAACATTGTGATACTTGTTGGAACAAATGTAGTCATACTAGGTGTCCAAGTAGCATCTCCTGTTGTAGCAAGTACCACATCTGGTCTTGCGTCTTTTAAAACAATAAAGTTATCTATTCTTGGTGATTTATTTTGAGGATGATTTACAATTCCAAATGCCCCGTCAGATTCTCCAGGACCAACAAAACTCCCATCAGATTCTTCTATTCTATCAGCATAACGATATCTAAATCCACTCCTGTCTGATATAAACCACGATCTTATATTTCTTCCTGCCATAACTTAAACCCTAAAAAATGGCTTTACATATAAACTTTCTCTTTCTCTATCAGATTCAAATGCTTCTTTAAAAACTTGATCATAGATACTTTTAAGTAAAGCAATTCTTGATTCAGGTATTCCAGGTCTTTTTAAAGCCATTTTAAATGCAAGACCAGATGTTAATGCAGGAAGCATATGACTTGGAACATCTGCATTATATGTAGACCTACTACTGTCTTGTGTATATTCAAAATATCTATGTCTAAATACATAAGTCCCTACATCAGGGACAGGCCAAAAATAAACTAATGGTCCAGAGTCTGTTGTTGCTTGCACAGCATATTGAAGAGGTTTTCCTGATTGAGATTTATTAGGAATTTTTTCATATTCTGACATAGTAATTCTTGTCATTTCAAGATCATTAGAATCTTCTCGAATAGTAGCAATTAATATGTCAATTATATTATTATTAAGTTGAAAAGTCGATGTATCTGCTGATAAAGTCTCTACACCTAAATTTGTTTTCCAAAGAGAGTAACCACGATTTTGCCATTCACGCAAAAGCAAATCAAGACTTCGCCTAGCCTCTCTTGGGTCATCTCCAAGTGTTACTTCACCACCGATTTGAGAAATAGCTTCTTCAATGATTTCATCTATTTGTAGATTAAAACGAGTAGTTCCTGATGTAGCCATTTAAAAAGTTGTTATAAACAATTTAATATGAGAATCTACAGTAGCATGAATACCGTTTTTAAAATAGATGCCTGTATTACCACTATACGTTTGTGTAAAGCTACTAGCCCCACCACCTACAGAACTTAGTGAATCAAAATGCATTACAACATCACCTGGAGAACCATCAGCAGCAAGATTTTTTAATGTAAATCCTTGATCATTAGTCCCACTTTTACTTATAACAGTAAAGCCAGCGATACGCATAGAGTCTGCAACTACAGTTCCAGTAGCGGTAACAGTATGGGGAATTAAATTAATATTAGCCATATTCTGTTTACCTTTGTAAAAGTAGGTGGAGAGGCAACTTACGTTCCCCTCCACCCAGTTTTATAAAACACTAATGTTTATCATTAGTTTTTATTAGACTTCAGCACCCATCCACTGACGCCAATCAGACCAACCAAAGCTATAACGCTCACGAGCCTTAAAGCGAAGGTTGCCAGTGTCAAAGTCAGGCTCCATCTTAGTAGCAAGAGGTGCGCGAATAAACATCTTAGTTCCATTAGGAACATCAGTTTTCACGAACCAGTTGTTAGCGTCGGAGAAACGACGGTTAACATAGAAGCCTTGCGGAATGACACTCATATTACGGACAGGGTTGATATCGTTAGGGGCATAGTGACCCGTAGGATACGTAACCGAACCGTGAGGCAAACCAGCAGAGTTAAGAAGCTGATCGGTTTCAAAAGCAAGTTCAGGTGGGATGTGGATTGAAACGGGCGAAGCACCGATCATAATACCACGATCATCCTTCATCTTATGGATAGCCGTAACTGCCGTTTCAATAGTAGAAACAGAAATTGCAGACGTACCAATTTTATTGCTTTGGTTGCCATCACCAATAGTCGGGTGACTATCAGAGATAAGAGCAACACCGTCACCACCAACATGGCTTGCTGAGAAAGCGTTGTTGTAGGTGTTAGCAGCTTTTACTTGCTTGGTAGAAGCCATAGCACGAGCAAGACCTTTGGCACGTACTTTTGCAAACGTGTCATAAAGGTTGTCTTCCATCGCTTCTTCCGTAACCGCAAAAGCAAGGGCAACAGTCTCGTGCGTGTAGCGCGAGGTGTAGCTTTCTTGTGCGGAGTCATATTGAACGGCAGCACCTTCCGTTTTGTTAGGAGCCTCACCGAACATCGTGAAGAGAACTTCTTCTTCAAATGCCCGATCTGAATTTTCTACCTCATAAAGAGGAAGATGTTCATCATCAACTGAACCATATTCAAGACCGAAGATTGCATTTAACCCAGGAAGAAGTTCTTTCGAGATATCAGAACGATTAATAGCCATTGTTTTTCTCCCTTAATTAAACTGGGCCAACCACGCAACCAACAACATCATACTGCTGATTACGAAGAATACGGCATTCTACCTGCGGAAATGCTCCCACTGCACCAGTGAAATCATTTTGAGGTGTGTCATAAAGTTGAATCGGGCGAACCATAGCCGTTGTTGCTTTACGCGAAGCGGCTTTAATACCAAATCCAGACTGACCAGTAAATGTGCTACCAGACCCTAGAGTAACGTCAAAGTTAAGTGCCAAATCACCAATGGTCAAAGACGCATCAGCTTGAACGATGAAGGTCGAATTAGGATCATCATCAACAAAGGCATACGAAAGACTGTCATCTGAGGACACAGAAGCAGCAATATAACCAGACCAAACAGGTTGCTTGGAGGTTTTATCGACATAGCGAACACCCATAACTACACCTACGGCATAGTCAGTAGTCGTGGTAATTGGAGTGACATAGCCACCACTAAGTTTTACAAGATCACCAGTGAAGACTGCCGCAACATTATTTTGGGCAATCTGGTAACGATTAAAACCAGTGGAGTTTGCTGCTCCACCACGCTTACGTGAAGGGTGAAAGCCGTTAAGATTTTTACTTTCCATTTGCTTTCTCCTTATTAAATAGTTTTTTTATTTTTAGAGAAACTAGTTAATGCTATAACTTTTAACTATCAAACTTAGGTTTATTTCCAACAGTAACTCTTGAATTACTATTATTACTTATAGGCATACGTCGATCTTGCATAGACATTAATCGTTGATCAACAGCTTCATTCATTTCTCTGTTCCTATCAAGTCCTTTTTGTTTCCGACTTGTATAAATATCCATAGGAATTTTTGCTAAAGCTACATCTCCGCGAATAATACAATTTTCAAATCGACCTTCTTGTTTACTATACCCATAACCAACAGTCATATCAGGTACTTCTTTGGCAGTTACGAACTCCCATCCTTCGTTAATTTTTTTACCGACTGCTTTATGGTCTTCATTACCATTGATGGTAATACGTAACCAGCCTAGTTTAAATCCCTGATCAAGAAATTCTGTTTCAATATAATTCGGAATATCTAACCAGTTTTCAGAATCTAAATAAACCCTTTGTTGTGCATCCCTTGTGTCAGCATTACGCGACTTTTTAGAGACTTCAGTTTCAGTAGTTACAGTTTCAGTTGTCATTAGTTTCTATCCTTTTCACGCACGTTTAGTTTCTATGGTTGTGTAGTTACCAGAAAGATTATCTACTTTCTTTTTCTCTGCGGCATATCTGTCAAGTGGAATCCCCCATTTTTTAGCAAGTTCTACATCCTTTTTGGATAATCTTACTTTATTCTTAGGAGAGGATTTACGTGAAGTTCCTGCTACCACTTGTGATGGTTTAGTCGTGTTATCCATCTCACGGTTAAATTTATGAGGTAGTTCTTGTTGAACCAACCTATCTATTTCATTATAAAACTCTTTTGTACTTGGATCATAGCCTTCTTCTTTTAATTTTTGATCTACAGCTATAGCAACTGCCGTTGCAATATTATCTTTTCCAAACCAAGAATTTTTTTCAAACCATTCTTGAGCTAAAGGATCAGGTTGAGCTTGTTGTTGTACTTGAGGTTCAGGTTGATAAGTAGCTTCTTCTTTAGCTTCTTGAGTACGATCAACATCCTCTTGTTGTTGTAGATGCTCAACTTGAGCTTTACGGGCTTGAATAATTTTAAGATCAGTTTTAGCATCAGTTAAAATATTTTGTGATTCTAATAACTTGTCTTTTTCTCCATCATCATAAGCCTGTAAATAACTAGCCTCTGCCATCTTAATTCGTTCATTTAATTCATTCTCACGAGAAGAGAGTGAAGATATTTCATATGACTTAGTTGTTTGTTGATTTTTAATTAATTCAGAACGAAGTTTTTTTAACTCCGCTTGCATCTGATCAATTTGGCTTTCTCTTTCTTTTCTTTGTTGAACAAGTTGACGAATACGTTTTTCCGCACCTTTAGTTTGAATACCTTCTAATTCAGATATATCTTCTTGAGGTTCTTCTTTAACTTCTTCAACTTCTTCTTCAACTACTTCATAAGTTGATTCATCTTCTTTTTCTTCTTGGACAGCTTTACTAGGAGCCTCTTCTTCTACTGGCTCATCTACTTCATATTCAACTTTTTCAACATTTCCTAATGCTTGCTTTGTAGGTTCAATTTCACCCCAACCGCTTTCATCTTGTTCAGACATGATAACTCCAATCTTTTATTTTACGTAGATAGCGATTCTACGTTTACGCTGCATCGGCAGATAAATTATACATAATGTCCAATGTTTCTGGACTTTCTACATTCATAATAATTTGATCATCAAATACAAGAAGTAGTCGAATACCTTTGTAAATAAATTTATGACCAACGTGCCTACCATAAGCTACATAATCTCCTACAGAACACCATGCTCCATTAGGGAATTTATTATTATCTTGATAAGCACTTTCTCCTATAGCCAGTACTCGACCAACTGTAGTAAGATATTTTACATCTTCCGTAAATTGATCAGGAAGAAGAATGCCGCCTTTAGTTTCTTTACGTATTGAAACAGGTCTAATTAAAATGTGATATCCTGGAAGTCTTGGTAATGGATTAGGATCAGGAACATTATTTTCTGTAATCCAATCATCATTCTTTACGGCATTACCATATTTAATATTCTGCATTATCTGGATCATCCTTTAAATATAAGTTTTCTAAATCTTCAATAATCGTTTCTAGTTTTACTAAACCAGCGTGTACGCCAACTAGATAACGATACTCATCGTATGATGAACATGAGCCAGATGCAATAGTGTTTTTTATATTTTCTACTTCTTTCTTTAATTCATTTTTTATATAGTGAGAATCAATTAAGGCACTGGATTTCATTTCTTTTTCTTTTTCCAACTAATACGTGCTGGACCTTTCTTTTTACGAGATGCAGAAGTACATTGAGCTTTGGTTGGGCGGCAAGCAGGGTATGGGCGTTTAGACCCACCTTTAGCTGATTTCCGTCCACAAGGTTTACCTGTCTTACAGTCAATCCAACCTTTACCCTTGTTTCGTGAAAACCATTTACGTAGTCCTTCACTTTTTCTTTTTCGCGCCACTCTTATTTCCCCAGTTTTTTGCACCTACTTTTCTACACCTTGTTAAAGCACCAGATGCATAAGCAGAAGGCCATTTAGTATAACGTGATTTTACTTTATGATAACACGCATCCCTTTTTTTAGTTTTCTTTTTAGCTGCCATTATTTTGATTTCTTTTTAGTTTTTGATGCGCTAACATCTTCACCAGAACGGTGGTTTTCAGGGAACCATTTGTTACCAGACTTGCCACCACCAAACTTCCACTCTTGTTGAATAGCCATATTATTTTTTCCTTTTCTTTATCTTACGTATTTTCTTTTTACGCTTTGATCCTATCGTTACTTGTTTAGGAATACTTGATCTAGATATTGTCATAATTACTTTTCTAATTTTTCATTAATATGATTTGTCCAATCATTAATGAAGTCTCCAATAGTAGGATTTTTTTTATCTTTAGTAACTTTTAACATGTTACTTTTAATAGCTTTTTGTCTATTTTTATTTTTCATTTTACTAATAGGACGATCTTTAAATCTCATAATTTCATTATAACCACTTACACCTTGTTGATGCCCTAAATATAAATCAGCAATAGTAGGTTTTTGTCCTTCTGGTAATTGTAATCCTTTTTCAACTCTTTTAAGATGAAGCGAAAGTAATTTATTTTGGACATCAGGTTTAAATAAATCTTCTTTTGTAATATTTTTATCATAATCTCTAGCTGTGTCTAAAGAAAATTGGTATAATCCATAATGAGAACCTTTTCCTTTTTGAGAAATAGCATTAGGATTATTAGAAGATTCTATTGAGCCAAATACTCTTCTAATTTTATCATCTTGACTTTCTTCTGTTTGAGGAGGTAAAGATGCTTCTTCTGTTATAGTTTCTATTCTTTGTGGAGTAGATGTAACAAGTTCAGGCTTGAAGCTGCCTGTGGTTGCAGGAAATCCTACACCTCGAATATTTCCCAAGTCTGGAGTAGTCATCATTTCTTGAATTACTTCTATAGGCGGCATGTCTGTAGAAGGCATACTCGTATCTATTTCAGGTGGACCAGTAGTATCCCTTTCAAATCCTGGATCATCTCCCTCTTCTTTCATCATTTGTTCTAAAAGTGCGCCAAACTTATCAGCATCTATAGAACCACCTTCAGAAAATTTAGGAGTAAGATTAACAGTTTCTTTTAATTTTTCTACACTTGTTCCTGTTTCTTTCATAAGAACTTTCATTACTTCAACAAGAAACTTATCATCACGTGCCATTCTATCTTCTTCACGATCTTGTTGTTTATTTATATTATCTAGATTTATTTTTGCAAGTTTCTCAGCAGATGTAACTTCAAGTTCATCTCTACTTAGATCAAGTTTTTCTTCTTCAAGAGCAATCTTAGAAGCAGCTTGTAGTGCATCAAGTTTAACTTTTTCTTTTTCCAACTCAAGTTGTTGTCTTTGTAGTTCCATAGACATACGCTCTATATCTTCTACAGAACCCATCTGTGCCATACGTTGGTTATTCTCAAGTATTTCTTGAGCCGCTCCTTGTGTAATAATAGAGATAGCTGACTCATCAGTTGCTCCTGCTTCTTGCACACCAGCTTCAAGCATTCCTGCCATTTCTTCTTCATACTGCATAATCATATGCTCACGTATATTAGCCTGTAGGACAGGTACTACCTGTTGCATAAGAGGAGTTTGTCCAAGGGTAGGATCAGCAATAAAAGACTGTTTAACAGAAATATGAGCTTTATGATCTTGACCTGGAAATGCTTTAATAGGCATCCCTTGAACTGCTTGACGTATATCTGATACAGGATCAAGAGGTTGTGCCTGTGGAGGATCAGGAGTAAGAAAACGACTAGGCTCTGCTACATTAAGCGCATCAAGAATAGTTCTATTAACTTCCTTCATGTTGTACATTCCTGGTGGAGATTGCGCTGCTAATTGCATAACAGTCTGTGCCATTGCAATACGGTGAGCGGAAGAAGGAATGTTAGGATCAGATACAGGAACAATATCAATTCGACCATCAAAATCTGATTTAAATATTTCTCCTGTAATCATAGGAATATCATAAGGATATTCATTTGGAAGGAAGTCATAATTAATACGTGCTAGTATTTGAAACTCATCTCTTTGACTATGATGAAGTCTTTTATGAATAGAACTAAAGAACTTTGTAGAAGCCTCAAGTAATGCTAGTGTTGTTCCTACAGGACCAGCATTAGTTGAGTCAGCAACTACTTGTTCTGTTGTGTCTGCAAACTTTTGTCCTGTAGATGCAACAAAGTTAAGCATCTGCATAAGCGTATTAGAAGGCTCTTTATAAGGTAAAGGAATAATAGCTTTACCTAAATCCACTCCTGTAGCTTCTACTTCTCTAAATTCCCCTGGAGCTATAGGATCGTTTGCTCCTACAACTCGTACACCACGAGCTTTGAAACCTCCTGGTAGGTTAGCAAATTGACCAGCATCAATAAGATTACGCATTGCTGCTGTTGCACTGGCTGTAAGGTTCCCAAGAAAATGGATGTAGCCTAGACCGTAAAACCCAAAACCAGGAACAAACTTATAATGAGTGAACCAACAAAGTTTTTCTTTCCTTGCATCGTCTTCCCTCCAATTTCTACGAATTGATAGGACTGTCTTTGAATCCATATCAATAGTTACAATATAAGGAAGTGCTACAACAATTTCGTCTTCCTCATCTTCTGATTCAATTTCTAAATAACAATGATGTTCAAGTAACGTGTATTGAGGATCAGATGAATAGTCAGGGTCTAGCCCTAAAATATTATCCATCTTCATTCTTAAACTAGTAGGATTTACTTCTGATGGC